GATCTCGTTCTCGATGGCGCTACGCGAGGGCTTCTTGGGCACGATGTTGATGACCCCGCCAATGGCGCCATCGCCATGGATGACCGACGCCGGGCCGCGCAGTACTTCGATGCGTTCGATCGACCAGGTATCGAACGGGAAGGTGATGCCCACGCCGCCGTACTGGCGAAGCCCGTCGTACAGGCGCATCACCGAGGCGCCATCGGTGAAGCCACGGCTGGACAACGCACTCAGGCCGTTGCCTGGGTGCGGCATCGCACTGATCGCGCCTGCCCGGCTGATCGCATCATTGAGGTTGGTGTCGCCCCGCTGTTCCAGTTGTTCGCGCGAGATCACGGTCAGGCTGGCCGGTGTCTGCAGCACGCTCAGGCCCAGCGCAGACCCGGCGCTGGCGGTGGAAGACAGTTCACCGCTGCGGGTGTCGACCACGCGCACGGTATCCAGCGTGGTCGGAGGTGGCGCATCGGCGGCAAGGGCCGGCACGGCGTACAACAGGGACATGCACAGCGCAGGCAGTGTCGCCCTGCGCAGGCGCGCGGAGTTGGGGTTGGTTTTCATTTGTTCACGGCATGCAAGGCCACCCCGCAATGGCAGGGCAGCAATCAGAAAGGGGCAAACACGCGCGTGCGGGCACCGGCCGTGGCCGGCAACCTCATGGAAGAACGTTCAGTGCAACACGCGTGCGGCTCAGACGGCCATCAAGGCCGGCGGCCCACGCGCTCCCAATGTGCCGCTGATCCGTTGCGGCAACGTCTGCACCGCACCGCGCAGCGCGCGGCACACCGGTGCCATCGGCGCCAACAGCAACACTGCCGCCACCAGCAGGGTGATCAGCCGTGCAGCGATCAGGCAGTAATCGCAGTCCACACCCATCTCATGGTCGGCGTGTGGATCGGCAGCCGGCTTCGGTGTCGATTCCCCGTTCTGCATTGCCATCGCGTGATGGTCATGGTGCGCTTCCATCGCGTGCTGTGCATGCTCTGCGTGCATCGCGTGATTCAAGGCTGCCACCGGTGCGGTGGCCGCAACGTGGTCATGCGCCAGCCAGCGGCTCACCAGCGGGGCGAGCAGCACCAGCAGCATGGCAAGCCATGCCAGGACCTGGAACCGGCGGTGGAGGACAGAACGACGCACGCCACCATTCTACGGGGCGATGGCCAACCTTGGACCGAGTTCAGGGTTTCCAGAAAGGCGGTGCGACGTTATGACGCAGCCGCGGACGCAGACGCTCTCCACGGCCCCAAAGGGGGACGGAAGGCGGCCTTACAGCCCCTTCCGTCCCCACATCGCATTGCTAGAACCGCGCGGGCTGCTGCACCGCACGTTCCAGGAACATGACGCCCGCCTGCAGGCTGTTGCGGGCGTTCTCCAACCAGCGCTCCGGATCGGCCACCGCAAATCGCTCCTGTGCATCCACATCACCCGAGTCGGCCAGGTCGGCCAACTGCAGATGGATGTGGTTCTCCACCAGGCTCACCAGCACGGCGAGCTCGGCCGACAATCCGGCGATGCGTTCGGTGAAGCCAGCGTCGTTGCTGTTCAGAGACATGTCCCCTGTTCCTATGCGTTGCGGTGTTGATGGATGGCTTCGAAACGCTCGGCGCAGGCAGGCCCACAGAACAGCCTGGCCGGATCGTTGTCGAAGTCTTCGCTGCAGTCCGGGTTGTGGCATTCCCCAATGGGCCTGAGTGGGGCAACGCTGCGGGCCCGCGTTGCGTGCTGGGCCAGTGCTCGTTGCAGATGGCGCGCGTCCAGTTCCTGCGCTTCGTCGATGGTGTCCGTCATGCGGGTTGTATTTTATTGAGGGGTCGTCGCACTGATTGAGAACGTCGCGGCCGCGGCCTGCGGCGCGCATGTGGCGTCAGGCCGGGGCATTTCATTGAGGTCGGCTTCAGTCATGCAGGCTCCTTGTGCATGGGCGCCCTGGCGGGCGTTCGAGAGAGAGTGAAGGGCCGCGTCGAACGGCGCGGCCATCATCCGGAAACCGGTTCTCGCCGATTGCGACACAAGACGGCGATGATGCGGATCTGCGATCGCAGTCGCATGTTGAACCGCGTGGAGCGCCTTTGGCGGATCCAGGGACAGCAGGTATCCAAAGGTGTTGCAAATGGCGGATCCATCGGACACCATGACCACATCAACACCTTCCATCACCTACTGACCACTTCGCGTCGGGCCGCCGCCGCATGGCCTGCACAGCGCAGGCATCGCACAGCGCCATTGCCATCCACGGTCGCTGTGCATCGAACAACGTTCCAAGGGGGTCCCGCCGAATGTACACACCGCACCCAACGCAGGACGTCGTCCCGGCGTTCCTGCAGGCCATGCATGCACACGGCATCGTGCCGGACGCACGCGGACGCGATGCACTCAACGCCGACGGCACGCTGGTGCGCTTCCACGTGGAGGGTGACCGTCGTGGCACCCGCAATGGCTGGGCGGTCCTGTTCGGCGACAACGTGCCCGCCGGCGAGTTCGGCAGCTGGCGTACCGGTACCCGTCACGCCTGGTGCGCGCAATCACCGGCCACGCTGAGTCCCACCGAGCAGCGCGCGATCCGGCAGCGCCAGGAATCGGCCCGGACCGAACGGGAGCGGCAACAACGCGAGCGCGAGGATGCCGCAGCCAAGGCCGCCAACGTACTGTGGCAGCGGGCCATGCCCGCCGACGACAGCCACCCCTATCTTGCCCGGAAGGGCGTGCACGCTCATGGCCTGCGCGTGGCAGCGTGGCCGGTACGCAACAGCGATGGGCTGGTGTTCCGCCACATCGAGAATGCGCTGTTGGTGCCGGTGGTGAACACTGCCGGACGCATCGTCTCCCTGCAGGCGATCCTTCCCCGTACCGACCCGGCACTGGGGCGCGACAAGGACTTCCTGGCCGGTGGCCGCAAGCAGGGCTGCTTCCATGTCATCGGCAAGCCATTGCCCGGGCATCCCATCGCCATTGCCGAGGGCTATGCCACCGCGGCATCGATCCATCAGGCCACCGGCTGGTGCGTCGTGGTCGCGTGGGATGCGGGCAACCTGACGGCCGTGGCCCGTGCCTGGCGCAACGCCGTACCCGATGCCTCGTTCGTGCTCTGCGCGGATAACGACCAATGGACGCGGCAACCACTGGAGAACCCTGGTGTCAGCCAGGCCACGCAGGCTGCGGCGGACATCGGTGCTCGGGTGGTCTGGCCGGAATTCGCCATCGTGCACGGCGACGATGATCGCCCCACCGACTTCAACGACCTGCATCGGCGTGAAGGCCTGGAAGCACTGCGCGCGCAGCTGCTTGCCGACCCACCGTGCGCGCCGGGCGAAGTTCCCGCCGAGAGCGGCACACGCTCCCCGGCCGCCGCGAGCTACCAGGTTCCCGGCAACCTCTCCGCCTTCGATACCTTCACTCCGTTCCCCGACAGCAGCGCACGCGGCCGCCCGTTGCCGACCGCGCGCAATCTCGCCGAGCTGTGCCGCCGCACCGGCGTTACGGTGCGTTACAACGTCATCCGCAAGGACCTGGAGATCCTGGTGCCGGACCTCCAGTCCACGATCGACAATGCCAAGGAGGTTGCCGCCGGCGAAGTGATGGACTGCATGCACCGTGCCGGCATGGCCACCGCCGGCTTCGAGACCAACCTGTGCCAGGTGGCCGAAGCCAATCCCTACAATCCCGTTGCCAGCTGGATCACCTCGCAGCCCTGGGATGGCCACTCCCGCCTCCAGGCGTTCTTCGACACCGTGCAGGAAGCCCAGCCCACGCGCATGGCCGATGGCCGCATCCTGAAGGAGGTGCTGATGCGGCGCTGGCTGATCTCCGGCGTGGCGGCCGCCTTTGAACCGGATGGCGTGGTCGCACGGGGTGTACTGACCTTCGTCTCCAGGCAGAATCTGGGCAAGACGCGCTGGGCACGGCAGCTGGCACCGGCCGAACTGCAGCTGATCGCCGATGGCGTGGTACTCGACCCCACCAACAAGGACAGCATCAAGCAGGTCATCTCCAAGTGGATCGTGGAACTGGGTGAGGTCGACGCCACCTTCCGCCGCACTGATATCGCCGCGCTGAAATCATTCATCTCGCGCAGCCACGATGAAATCCGCCGGCCTTACGCACGCACCGAATCGCGCTATGCGCGGCGCACCATCCTGTTCGCCAGTGTCAACGACGAGCGCTTCCTGCGTGACGCGACCGGCAACAGCCGCTGGTGGACCGTGCATGCCGTGGCGTTGGGTGAACCGGCGCGGATCGACATGCAGCAGGTGTGGGCCGAAGCCCACGCGCTGTACCGCAATGGCGAGACCTGGCACCTGTCCGGCGAAGAGCTGGATGCGCTCAATGCCACCAACAGCGAGCACGAACCCATCTCGCCTATCGCCGAGCTGATCGATCGCCACTTCGACTGGTCCCTCCCCGCCGAGCATTGGAGCACGCACTACCGTGCCACCGAGATCGTCATCGCGGTGGGCATCGACAGACCGAACCGGCGCGAGGTCAACGAGGCCGCCGCCTACGTGGTGAAGCGGCATGGCGTGCGCACCCGCGTGGTGGGCAAGGAACGGGCAAAGGTATGGCTGATGCCACCGCGCAGCCGCAGCCTGTCCGAACACATCGCAGGACCGTTCTGATGCCACGCACCCATGATGGCCGCGAAGTCGGCAGCGACAGCGCCGAGTGGCGCCTCGACTGCGAGGCACGGCGCCTGCTGCAACTGGCGGGCTACCGCTGCATCGACGCTCAAGGGCGGTGCAGAACGATCAGCCCGCGTCGGCATCGCCAGCAGTACCTGGCGCGCATACAGGCCACCCGGGGTCCTGTGGAGCGCGAGCGATTGGCGTCACTGGCGGTACGGCAGTGGATCGCCAATCCCCCCTCCCAGCCCGCCGAGGATGCAAGTAGATGAAAGGTGTTGACTGGAGCGATCCACAGAGGCAAGATGACTGTATCGGCTACGCCACCTTCCAGGAGCGCTTCCGCCATGCCTCGACCCCGACTGCATGCCTTCGAAGGTGAGCAGCTCACCGTGCGACAGATCCACCAACGGGTACCGGTACTGTCCGAGCGGACCATCCGCGATCACCTTGCTGCCGGCCGTCGTACGCGTACCGCCATGTTGTGCTTTGACCCGATCGCGGCGGCAGCGCGTGGTGGCCGCATCACCCAGCGCATCCTGCGCGCCCGCAGCACCGCCGCATGTGATTCCTGATCCACCGGCAGCGGCCACGTCCTTCAAGGAGTAGATTCCCCATGATTCCCGCGTCCCTCGACAGCGGCCATCGCATGATCGCCGACACGCTGGCTGCGTTCCGTGCCGGGCCTGCCCTGGCCAGCACGGCGCTTCGCGCACGCCCGCAGGCGGATCCGCCGCTCTACATCGGCATCGCCGGCGCCAAGCGCGCGGGCAAGGACACCCTCGCCAGCGGGCTGGCGTCGGCACTGGCACTGCCCTGCGACAGCTTCGCCGCACCGCTGCGGCAGTTCGTCGCGTCCCTCCTCGGGCTCTCCCTGCGTGAACTGGACAGCCGCAAGGAGGACACCATCGACTGGCTGGCCGAACTCACTCCTCGCCACCTGATGCAGACCGCGGGTACCGAATGGGGCCGCGACCGTGTCCATCCCGAGTTGTGGGTACGCTCGCTGTTCGCGCGCCTGCCTGCGGGAGGACTGGTGCCCGACGTCCGCTTCAGTAATGAGGCCTGCGCGATCCGTCGCCGTGGTGGTGTCGTGATCCGCGTCAGCCGCCCGGGCCATGGAGACCATGACACCCACGCCAGCGAGCAGCCACTGGCCGATGAGCTGGTCGACATCGAGGTAAGCAACGACGGCAGCCGGGCCGATCTGGTACGCAGGACGCTGGACCAGCTGCTGTCGCGCGGCGTGATCTGAGCCTGGAGCAGGGCCGCGCTGCCCTGCAGCTTCCCCTGACCCAACCGCAGGTTCCGGCCCATCATCGGCGAAAATGATGTAAGGTCGTCCCCCATCACCGACGGCACCTGTCGTCACCCTGCATCCCCAATCATTTCGCAAAGAGGAATTGTCATGGAGGTCGAACAGTTCACGTCGACGCGCCAGAAGGCCATCGAATTGTTCAAGTCGCAGCCCAAGGGTGGCAAGGACATCGTGAGCCTGGACGCGATCTTCATCTCGCTGTGCTCGCTGGCCAACGCCCGGGCCGAGACCGGCACCACCCGGCAGGAACGCACTGCGGCTCGTCCTGGCAGCCAGCAACCTCCCGCGCCGTGGTTCACCGAGACCCTGGCCGCCCTGAAGGGCAAGGGCGAATCGATCACCGTGGCGCGGTTCCTGATGTTCGCCAACCGCTTCCCGGTCAAGCGCATGGACCAGGTCAATGCAGCGCGCTGGCTGCGTGATGCCGGCTACATTCCGCGCAAGACCGGCGGCAACCTGGTATTCGACCTTTGATCCAGCACCACCTGCAGTCCTGAAGCCCCGGCATCGTCCGGGGCTTTTTCGTTTCAGGGCCTGCTCACCGGTGTGAGGGAGGACGACCAACGGGACGCCATCCTCACCCCATACCTGCCACATCCCCTTGATCTGCCTTTCCCTCCTCTCTGTGAGGACTGCGAGTACGAAGGAAGGAGCAAACATCAGCAGCAACAGCCAGCGGCCGCAGGGCGTCATGCGCTCCCGAGCAGCCATCCTCACCCGTCCTCGGGGCACCGATGAATACCTTCAGCACCCACACTCGAAAGTAGACGAAAGGTGTTGACTGGCAGTGAGGGATGGCAACAGTGGAGATCAATGCCACTGAAGACATCCTCCATGAACGCCCTGCCCGACAGCATCCAGACCCTGGCCGAGGTCATCGGCGAATCCGCAGCCCTCACGCTGGTGCGTGCGTGGCCGCCGACAACGTCCAGCACCACCGGCCGTCATCGCGTCATCGTCTACGTTCCCTCCACCCTGCCCGACCAGCATCGCCTGATCGACATCCTCGGCCGCGACGTTGCCCAACGGCTGGTCACCCACTTCGGTGGCGAGCTGCTGTTCCTGGCCTCGTGCTTTGCAGCCAGCGCCCATGAGCGCCGCGAGCAGATCGCACGAGCGGTCGCCTGTGGCATGCCGCGCGAGCACGTCGCGCGCGAGTTCGGTGTCTCGCAGACCACCATCAAGCGCGCCCTGCGTGGCGCCCGTTCCGCGCCACCGACCGCGGTCCATCCGGCCCTGCTCAAGGGGTACGCACGCGCATGAACGAGAGCGACCTGCTGGCCGGTGTACCGGACTGGGCCAAATATCTGGGGGGAACCTCGGGTGTACTGATCGCGGTGTCGCTGTGGCTGCGCCAATGGTTGTCGTCGGCCAAGGTCGACCGCACCGCAGACGAGGCCACCAGCAACACCCTGCGCACCCTGCAGGAGCAGCTCGCAGCCGAGCGTACCCGCGCCGACGGCCTGATGCACGAGCGCGAAGCAATGGCCCAGGAGATCGGCCAACTGCGCGGCGAGGTCAACGCCCTGCGCGCGCAGATCGCCCAGCAGAGCGTGCAGATAGACGCGCTGTTGAACCTGGTGCGCAAGCAGCCGGGGGCCGCCGCATGACCGCCGCTGCAGCCAGCGCCCTCGGTGGGGCCAACGTCGCCGCATTCCTGGACATGCTGGCGGTATCCGAAGGCACCGACATCCCCAGCCAGCACTCGCGTGACCGCGGCTACGACGTGATCGTGGGTGGCCAGTTGTTCAACGACTACCGCGACCATCCCCGCGTGCTGGTGTCGCTGCCACGCTATGGCATCAAGTCCAGTGCCGCCGGTCGCTACCAGTTCCTGCGCAGTACCTGGGATGACCTGCGCGCGCGGCTGGGCCTGCCCGACTTCGGCCCGGTTTCGCAGGACCGCGCGGCCGTGGCGCTGCTCAAGCAATGCGGTGCCTACGAATTGATCCGCCTCGGTCGCTTCGATGCCGGCATCAACGCCGCACGACGTATCTGGGCGTCACTGCCGGGCGCCGGCTACGGGCAGAAGGAGCATGCGCTGGAAACACTGCGCGTGGCCTACCGCGCCGCCGGCGGAGGCCTGCAGTGACGCCCGTCGCCCTGCGGTTCCGCATGGGCCTGCTGGTCCTCGCCGGTACCCATGCATGCTGTGCCTGGCTGGGGTGGACGCTGCGCGACCGCAGCGCGGACCTTGCCATCGCCACCGTCCAGACCGCACAGCAGGCATCGCGCGCTGATGCGGCGCAGGCCGCACATCAGCGGGACCTCGGCAACGCCCGCGCAGGTGCGCAGGCCGAATCGCAGCGCCTGGCCACGCAGGCCGAACGCACCCGGCAATTCCAAACCCTGCAACAGGACATCGAGACCCATGCCAAGACTCCTGGCCGTGACCGCGGCGATGCTGATGCTGAGTTCGTGCGCATCTGGCGCGAAGCCAACGCCGGTCGCGCCCTGTCGCGTTGATCTCAGCATCGCCCCGGCGCAGCTGCGTGCGCCGGACGAGCTGCCGGACCTGCAGGCGGCCAACGACAATGCGCTGCTACGCAATCACGTTGCCGTCGCGCGGCAGTACCACGCACTGGCCGACCAGCTGCGTGCCCTGCTGTGCAGCCTCGGCAGCCAGCAGGGGATCACCCTCAACGGTACAGCGCCAATGGCGCCTGCAGAGTGCACAGCCACCGGCACGGCCACCGCGCGACAACAGCGCTGATCCCCGCGGCCACGCCTGCAATGTCCCATGCGGCGGGTGATGGCAACACTGGATGCAGACAGCGCGCGTCCCCAACCAGGCGCGTACTCCCATTCAACGCACGAGCTGACATGGCGACCAACTCCTCCTCTTCCATTCTCGACGCACTGCACCCCGCCATCGAAGCCGCGATCCGCGCCCGCTTCCCGGACTTCGCAACCGTCGAGTTCTATCGCGAACCCGGTGCTGAAGGCCTGGCCACACCCGCCTGCCTGCTGGCAATGACCCGCTGCGATCGCAGCAAGGACAAGGACGATGGCAGCGGGCAGATGCAGGCATTGCTGCGCTTCGAGGCACGCGTCGTCGTCGCTGCCGCCGCTATCGACGCGGCACTGCAGCTGCGCAAGGCCGCCGTCGCGCTCGCCGGCTGGCTGCACCAGCTCGGCCGGTTCCCCGGCGCGGCCAGCGGCGCGATC